GGCAAGTGCTCGACTGACTGCTTCGGAGTCAGGGCAACGTCCACAGCCAACGTGCCGAGATCATCCGACTCGAGCTGCGGGTGGACCTTGATCGCGTCAGGTGGGTTGCTGACGTAATACGCCACCGGCCTGTTCGAGGTCGAGTCCGGCTCGAGTGGCGGGGCGGCAATCGGCGCTAGCTGGCTGTAGGCATTCGTGTCAGTAGGCTTGAACATGACACGAAGGACGGCCACCACGTTGGAGAACTCGTCGTACGGCGAGAGCCAGTACTCCTTGTCACCGGTCCGGGCAGCGATGTTGGACATGCGTACGCGCCATGCGTAGGACCGCTCGAAAAACTCGCGGGCAGCGAGGACAAGCTCGCGGGCAGCGACAGCGCGCACCAGCCCGGGCGTCAGCGGGAGCGCATCCTTGAGCCACGTGTCTAGCGTGACGTCGCACTCGCACCCAGTACCTTCGAGGAAGACCGAGTCGGTCATGATCAGATCCCCAACAGCGTCGAGCGGAACTGCTGAAGCAACATCATAGCGCGCCCGTCCTCGGTGAACTCGTCGTTCGTGATCTCGGTAACCGCAACGACGTAGTTCACAAGTGCGGGGATGAACTGCTCCTCGACGTCAACCTTGGCGGAAAGAGCAGTCTCGCCAGAGCCGGGGGTCCCGGCAGTGATGCGAGGTACGTTCAGGGAGTTCGCGTCGTACAGGGTGTAGAACGCGTCAGGACGCAGGCGTGCAAGTTCCAGCAAGCCGCGATTGAGTACGGCTACGAGGTCGGCGTCCGAAAACCGGTTGTCTACCGTGTCCTGAAGTAGAACCCGGCTATCGTCGATGATCGTCTGATACGTAGCCATGGGCTCCTCCCGTTAAGAAACCCGGGGGGCCTGTTACAGCCCCCCGGGGTTCGTCAGGGCTTAGCCCTTGGTTACAACACCACGACCGATCGCGACACCGTTCACCACCTTGTAGCCGTAGACCTGCAGGCCACGGAGCAGGTTGGAGAAGGACCGCTCGGAGCGGATCGTCTCCATCTTGGTGAACTGCGCAGCGAAAGTCAGCGCAGCATTGGTACCGAACAGGACCGGGTACTCGTCGTCGTAGTTGTCCTGCGGAAGCAGCAGGTTCGACAGGTACAGCGTGAACCGGTCGATCATGCCAATCCGCCCGTTCCGCAGGATGCTCGTGCCGTCACCAGACAGCGAGGCGTCCTTCAGTTCGGACTTCTTGATCTTCGCAGCGAACCACGCGGGCACGACCATCCACCGACCAGACTCGGGGATGTTCTGCTCGTCGAGGACCTGACCACACTCGACGATGTAGTCGGTGATGGACTTGTCGTTGGAACTGTCGTTACCAGCCCCAGTGCCCTGCGAAGCAGAGTTGACGAACACCGGCACGCCGTACTCACCGAGGTTGATGTCTCCCGTCACCTTACCGGCATTAAGGCCCCGATTGAGGGCATTGATGTCGGTGGTAGTGGCGAGGTAGTTCAGCACGTCGGTGTCGACAGCAATCTTCATCTGCTCGGCAGCATCTTCAGACCACGTGGAGAGCAGGTCGATGTCCGACTGGATCTCCATCACGTCGTCGAGCGCGAGATTGAAGTACTTGCCCTTGTCGATCAGCAGCTCGACGATGTTGCTACCCGGCCGACGAACCGTGAGGTCCTGATTGGCGGAGTAGTTATCGATCTGGATCGTCGGACGCGTGCGGATCTTGACAAGATCGCCTTGGTTCCGGATCTCACCTTCGTAGTCCGTGTTCGCGATGGCGCCAAGCACCGTCGCTGCATAGAACTTCTCGATGAGCTTGCCAGACCAGACCTCGGGGATGAACGTGCCCGAGTAGGCCGGGGTCGGATTAAGTCCAGACCACGGGGAACCAGATACAGGATAAGCCATTGCAGTTACTCCTCAAACAAAAAACGGTTAACCAACAACCCGGCCTTCGGCGAGAGCTTTCGCGAGTTCCCGTTCCTCCTTCTGGAGGGAGTCGGGGATAGGCTTCCCACGACGGGTATACTCGTTCCTCTTCGCGTACAAGGCACGGAGTTCAGCGCGGGTCCACACCCGCTTACCGCCTTCATTGGGAGCGCCTGCTGGCCCGGTTTTTGGCGTTCCGGGAGCCGTGAACTCGCTCAGGTCACGCTGTGATTCCTCGCCCTTAGGCTTTGGAGCAGCGCGGCCGTCACTGGATACAGTCACAGCGGCGTTTTCCTGCAGAAAGCGCGTGAAGAAAGCGATTACCCTTGGGGCATCATTCTTTCCGTACGCCTCTCTGAGCATCTGTCCACGGACCTGACCCGAGAAAGGGTCCACCTGATCCAGCCACGCCAAAAACTTCGGGTCGCTGTTCAGTTCGTTCCAGTTCGGAACTTCCGCGGTCAAAGCCGCAAACAAACGCTCACGAGCAGATTGTGCCACAGAAGTGGCGGCAGTGGAAGCGGCTTCCTCCACCTTCTGGATTTTTGACTTAAGCTCGGCGGTCTGGTCTTCAGTCTGCTTGGCCGCGATCTGCGCTGCGGTGCGCAGGATGAAGTCGTAGAGGTCAGGACCAAACGCCTTGATTTCCTCTTCGGTGACAGGGGACAAAGAGGTCTTAGCCGGTGCTCTGGATGAGGCGGCGGCCTTGATCTCAAGTTCCGCCAGCCGGTTGCGCAGGTCCGCATTGACAGCCATCAGGTCATTCACCTGCGCCGTCAGACGGGGCACCTCCGCATTGTACTTGCCCTGAAGAACGCTGTACCGCTGCTTGTAGTCGTCAGCAGGGGCACCTGCACTACCTTCCGGCGCTGGTGCAGCAGGCTCACTCTTCTGAGGAGCAGTCGCCGGAGGAGATGTAGGATCACCTCCCTCCGCAGCCTTCGATTCCGGTTCAGGTTTCACCGGTTCGTCGTCGGCAGGCGGCGAGCCTGCTTGCGCTTTTTTGATCTCCTCTGCGATCTGATTGGCTTTGGCGATCTGGTCTCGTACGGCACGCGGAAGGTTAGTAGCGGGCAGAGCACTCACGTGTATTCTCCCTGATGGTTACGTTACCCCATTAGACCGGGTGGCGGTTTCCTTGAACCGCTCAACAGTCTCCGGGGCCTCGGTGTGGGCCTTGACGAACTCGCGCAAAGCGCGGACGAACCCCTGCTCGCGGTAAAAGACCGTTGGAATGTCCACCGCAAGCAGGGCGTCCGTGCTTTGCTTGTCGGCCGCCTGCAGCCAGTCGAGTACAGTTTCAAAGTCCGGATTACCCCGCAAGCGGGACAGTGCCTCAGCAGCGCGCTCAGTCAGCACAAGTTTCATAGCACGAACAGCCTCTGGTATCGCGCGTCGCGTGCCTTGTCGTCATCGAAGACGCCACTACGGGCGGCGGCAACAGCCTTGCCGTTCTTCGAGAGATCGCGCTGCATGCGCGCCTCCCACTCAGCAGGACCGAAGCTGATGTCGCGCACACCGTCAAGGCTGCGAAGACGCGCGTCCTTGATGACCCTACCATTCTTCATGGCAGATCCTCACTTGCCGCCGGAACGATTTGGCGGCAGATCACGGTTACCCTTGGTGCCACCGGCGAACTTGCCGCCAAGACCAGCACCACCCTTGTGCGACTCACCAGAACCGCCATGACCACCCTTCGACAGGTTGTGGTTCAGGTCACGGTTGCCCTTGGTGTCGCCGAGAAACTTACCCTTCATGTTACGAATCCTCACAGTGGAAGAGTGGAAGACACAGGAACTATACCACAGGTGTCAGGCGCCGAGATCCTCGAGCTGCCGCCGGCGCTTGTTCTGAAGGATATCCCGGGTGCTGCCCGTAGGCGGCGGCGCCTTGGGCGGTGCCTTGGGCGGCGGCCGGCGGGGGCCGCGGTTATTGGCGTTGCGCACGGCACCACCATCGGCGTACATAACCTTGGACTTCTTCGTCGCACACTTTTTACCACGCATATCAACCTCCCATTCTCATACCGGGACGTCCGGTAGGTCCAACAAACTCACCTTCGACAGGGCGCCGTACCTCCTCGGCGGCAGCGCGGGCGTCCGCGGGGCTGGGCTGCTGCCCGGGGGGGATCATGCCCGGCGGGCCGGCGCCGGGGGAAGGCCCACCGGGAGGTACGGCATTCATTTGGGCTGTCAGCTCCTCGTCAGACGGCACGGTGCGCTCGTGGTCCAGCCCAAGATTCTGGGCAACGCTGCGCAGTACGTTGGCTCGTCCTTGCGGGCCGACAATCGCCATGTCGATCGGGTTAGCGGTCAGCTGCAGGAACTCCAGCTGCCGCATCCGGTCCTGCTCACGCTTCACAGCATGGTTGACACCACGCACGTCAATGACCTCGTCGCCGCGGAGAAGTCCGGGCTGTGTCAGCATCACCATGTCGTACAGGTACGTGATGAGCGGCTCGATGACGTCTCGGTCGATGGTGGCAGCGACGTTCTGCAGGGTCTTGCTCGCGTTGCCCATGAGCATGGCCAGACCGGACGCCGTGCGCCCTGCGCCTCCCACCCGCTCGTTACCGACCATGTAACGCGGCAGGGAGCTAATCTCATCAGCCATGATAGAGAACTTCTCGAAGACCATCAGCAGGTCCTGAGAGTTCGAGTTGGGCTGGAAAAACTCGACCGGACCGCGGGCGGAAGACGCGGCATTGGGGTCGTAGCTGACCTCCCATCGCTTCCACGGGTACAGGGACGTCTCAGCGCCCGGCAGTAGAGCCTCACGGTTGATGACCACTTGCGGGCCAGAGGAGATGGACAGGTTATTGACGAGCGAGCGGACCGTGGCGTTACAGACGGTCTGCACGTCCTCGAGAAGCTCAGGCAGGCCGGCACCGATCAAACCGCCCGGGATCTTCTCGAAGGACGAGATGTAGTAGGGGGCTCGCTGCGTCGTGTAGGGGTTGATCTGAACCTTGATGACCCAGCGGTCAATAAGCCACGCCGTGACGAAGTACTCCTCAACCTCGTCAGGCACCTTCTCCTCGGGCATCCCCCAGTCACGCAACAGGCGGCCAGAAACAAAGCCGGTGAACTCGGCGCAGTCAATCAGCGTCGACGATGTAGCTCGGCCCCACCTCTCACGCTCCTCGAGATCGCGTCGCTCAGTCTCCACGGAACTCCACCACTCAGAGAGCCCGCTGTTCCAGAACCGCTCCAACACCTGCGTAATGGCATCGTCGTCATACCCGGGAACCCCCCTCAGCTGTGTCAGGTCAGCCCTCGAGAGGCGTATGCGTTCGATGAAATTGGCGTGCTGAACACGGCTGGCACCGGGTGACCAGTACAGGTCGAAAGGCGACACACGCTCCCAGAACATCTTCGGAGCGCGCTGTTGCATGGGCGCGCCATTCTGCCACTTGGTCTGAACGATGTTCCTGACTACCGGACCCTTGATGACCGCGTACGGGAAGATTGGCAGGTCGATGAGGAACTCAGCGAGGGCCTCGTAGTAGCCGCCCTCTACCAGCAAATCGTTGAGCACACTAGTCGAGGCCGCGGCCTCCTCAACGGCTTTCTTCTTGCTCGCACGCTTGGCAGCCTTGCGAAGCTGCATCACGCGATCGTCAATCATCTGCTGGTCGACTGGCTGGCCGCTCTGCTGGAGAGTAGCAACCTCGGTGTTTACCAGCTCGTCGATGCTTCGGTTGATGTCGTCAGGGATCACCGGCTCTGGGGTGGGCGTCAGCGCCCAGTGCGGCTCGGGACCGAGGTACACGTCACGCAGCAGGGCGGTGGCAGCGCGGCACTTGGTAGCGGTCAAGCGGGCATAGACCTCGCTGCCACCAAATTTCTTGATCTCGGTCAGGATATGCGGCGGGTACTGACCGCGGTAGGTCCGGAGGGAGTCAATCAGGCGCTGGGCAATACCCTCGGCGTCGCGGAAATTCCGCATTTCGGCCAGCTGCCCGCGAACGAACGACGCAAGCTGAGAAAGACTGGCCTCTTCTTCCTGTGCAGCGGCGGCGGCGGCTTCAGCCTCAGCACGGTCACGATCAGCCAGCTGTTGGGGCGACACCACCCGCAACAGGGAACCGGTCTGGGTAGCAACGGGGATAGCCGACGGAGTAGCCATTAGGCCCATCCTGTGGTTAGAATCGTGTCCATGGAAACCGAATCCACCGAAGTAGCCCTCTCCCAAGAGGTTGCTCTACCGAGAATCGAAGCGTCCGTCGGACTGGAGCACCTCTCAGCCACAATCTGCGCTGAACTGGCCGCCGGGCTGTCAGAGCCGGCGGACATCCGGGCGAAGTATAACATCAGTGACGAGCAATGGGACACCCTGCGCCACTCGCCGGTATTCCGGGCCATGATGCGGGAGGCCGTCGAGAAACTCGCCGGGGACTCCAACGCCGGCCGGCGTATCACGATGAAAGCCGAAATCGCCCTCGAGGACTCAATCCCCACGATATACAGCATGGTACATAGCCGGGATGTGCCAGCCGCCTCACGGCTAGACGCCGCCAAAATTCTGGCGACCCTTGCCAACCGCACTGGCAAGATGGCGGAGAGCAACGGCGCCGGCGCAGGGTTCGCCGTGAACATCCACATCGACACCGGCGAGAAAAAGGGCGTGATCATCAACGGTGAATCAAGTCCACCCACGGACTGACGGCGGCTGCTGAGGGGGCGCCGGGTTCAGTTTTGCCATAATCCTACCCACGCTGTTCGAGCTGACGCTCAGTGCCATGTACTGCAGGCAGTCGGCCAAGTCCGACCACGGGTGGGTCTTCTCAGGTCTATCCTCAAGATCCCCGGTTTTCTTCCGACGATAGCGGTACCCGTGCTTCAGGGCATGGACGAGCGTCGGACACCCGGGTCCGGAAACCATCAACGCTGGGCCACCGTCAATCTGCTGCAGGAACAGCTGCTCCACCGCCCTGATACGCGGGTCGATGTCGTTGGTCACAGCCGGGAACGCATCGAAGCCGAGGCGCTTGAGGGCCTTGATCGGTGACTCCTCACCAATCGGTCCCTTTGCATTGCCAGCCGGGTCGCACACCACGAAGATGCGGCGCCCCATGTAGTACCGGTAGATCAACGGGCGCGTCTCCGTAATGGTGAACTGCTCCAGCCCTTTGTCGGTGCTGAACAGCTCCCGCATGATCACCAACCTCCCCCGATTATCGACCTGACCAAACAGGCAGGCGGGGGTGCGGCCGAAATCGTGCCCAATCATGATCGGGATATGATCCTGCGGCTCGATGTACTCGTCGACTATGTGGAACTCGGGCTTAAAACTGGCTCTCCACACAGCTTGCCCACTTAGCGACTTGCCGTACTTCGCGTGAACGTGGACATCAACCCAGTCGGGGCTGTTGTTCGCTACAAGCAGGTCGTAGTACCCGTCCGGCAGGTTCTCGACATTCTCAGCATTCGGTTCAGTACCACCCGGCTGGCGGAAGATCGTCCAGTTAGGCGGCTTGTCCTTCTCCAGCTTGTGGTACCACTCACTATCCTCGTCCGGGGGGTTCGACTCAGCAACGATGCCCTTCCACGAGCAGGGCACAATGGCCTTGGCGGGGAATCGCCCAAGACGACCAGAAAGGGCGTCGATGAGCGACGGAGAGACCTCACGGAACTCAGACACCCACGCTCCGGTCAAGTTCAGCGAAAGTAACCGCTGTTGATCTTCCTTGGTGTCGAGCGGAATAAGCATCCAGTCCGAGATCACTTTTGTGCCGTCCGGCAGTGGGGTACGGATCTGAATGGTGTTCTCGGCGACCTTGAAAGTCATCATCGGCCCAAGCCACAGCTGGATGTCCGCCAAGCACGTCTGACGCAGCTGCGGGAGCGTGTTGCGGATGATCGCAAACCGGGTGAGCCGTCGCCCACGCGCGTCTGGCGCCTGCATCTTGGCCCGACGCAGCAGCTCCATGAAGCAACCAGCCGACTTGCCTGAACCAACCGGACCGATGATGAGTCGAATGAACGACTCGTCAAGCATGAACCGCCCGACAGTCGGAGGAGTGACGTAATTGAGAACCGACGGGTTAGGGTCGTTAGAACTCACCCGTAATCCTCGACAGCGTAGTAGGCGTTAAAGGCCGACGTGACTGCGGTAGTGGTCGTCGTACCCGTGTTAGCCCACACAACTGGACCAAGCCCAACATCTGCGGCCGGCAGGTCGGACGTCACGTTGAACCTTGTGTAAACCGCCCCAGTATCCAGATTCACAAGCTCGAAATCGGCGCGACCGCCACCGGGCGGAACATAGATCCGTAACTCCAGCAAATGACCAGTAATACTGGTCTTGGACACGCCGATGCTGGTCTTGGTCGCAGTACCGGAGCCGTCGTTATGCATCCACTGAAG